GGTCGTGCTTCATCTACGAGAACGACTCGACGGACGAAACGAAGGACGTGCTCAAGGCGTGGAGCGATGGGCAGCAGCGGCACGCAAGCCTCAACGACAACGGCAGGCCGCATCTCAACTACACGACTCACCGCGTTCGGACAGTCGCACTGGCCGAGTACCGAAAGGCGTGTCAGCAGTTCGTGCGAGACGGAAAGCAACCCGACTATGTGATTGTGTTTGATACCGACCCGTGGGGTGGCTGGAGCGTGGACGGCGTTGCCAACTCGGTCGCATGGCTTGAGCGAGACAGCAGCCTGTACGGTCTGGCATCGTATTCGTGGGGCGAGTGGGGCGAGCATCGCATCCACTACGATGCCTTCGCCGCACGGCTCAATCACTGGCAGCAACGCGACCAGCAGTGGTTCCATCACTGGCATCCTGCCGTTGGTTCGCCTCCCATCGAGTTTCGCTCCGCGTTCGGTCAGTTGGCGATCTACCGGACAGGGCGGTATCTGGAAGGGACGTATCGCGGCGATGACTGCGAACACGTCTGCTTCCACCGCAGCATCGAGGTTGCGGCCTCGTTCGACGAGGGCGACTACTACCACGGGGCCAGCCACACGCGGCTCGCGATCAACCCGTCCATGCGATGCGTGTCGTTCTGGCATCCCGACGAGGCCAAGCATGGCGGGTGACACGTCACGGATCGACCTTGCAACGCTGAAAGTCCAGTGGGCTAGCCATTCCTCATACGCCGCGCTCTGCTCATTCTGGACCGTGACCCGCGAGCAGATCATCCGCCTCAAGCACGTCCTGCCGCTGCCTCCGAGGCACGACCGACGGCTGAGGTTCCGCCCGCCACGCAACGAGAAGCCAACGCCAGAGGAAATCGCCGCGTCGGAGTCCAGCCTGTCATTGGCTCCGATGGTCGCCGCACGGGCAACGTGTGTGACATCACAGTGGACGGACGAAATCCGGCTCCAGCGTCAGGTCACCAAGCCAACAGGATTTCGCATGGAGCCTGTCGAAACGCCCGAGGAACTGCGGGATGTGTTCTACGACTTGAACCGTGAAAGCCAGTGGTAAGGGCTGCAAGGGGAGGCACTTCATTTGAGAAAAAAGAGTGATCCCCGAGGACACCATAGATGATTTCGTTTTTGCTCATCGTTGCTGCGGCAGCGATGTTCTTCGGCATCGACGCGGACAAACTCAAGGCACTTCTTGAGGCAGTCAAGCCGCACGTCGATTACCGCAAGTTTCTTGGTCTCGGCCTCGTCTGCCTAGCGTTGCTCATGCTGCCTTCGTGGGGTCGCAGCAACGTGCCTCCGCAGCCGTTGCCAGACACCGGGCCGCTCTCGCTGGAGGGAGACTTCCGTGGTGAAACAGCCAGCCAAGACGCAGCGACCGTTGGTTGCCTCCTGACCGAACTGGCCGATGAACTTGAGTGGGACGGTTCGCTCAGCGAACCGTTCTACGTCACTGGGTCGCAGATCGACCAACTCCGCAAGACCTCCCGCATCCTTCGCTGTCGAGGAGAAAGCATCGGCGATCGCCAGCCAGCCGCACGCGACAAGATCGCTGAGTATCTGGAAGTCCATGTTGGCACGGATGGCGGTCCACTGACGCCAGAGAGCCGCGATGCTTGGGTGTCGGCGTTCCGCGATGTAGGGAGGGCGGCAAGTGACGCAGCGCAGTAACGGGTCGTGGACTCTTTCGGCCATCTCCTTCGTCATCTTTGCGGCGGCTCTCGGCACGTTGGTCAGCCGATACGTCGGAATCCTTGCTGATCGTGTCGAGAACAACTTCGGCTATCTGCCAGACCCTGAAGGCACGGCTGAGTTCCTTGGGGAACTCGACCAGCCAAGATTCGCACAGGCTGGCAAGGACTGCATGGACAACGTGGTCAAGCAGGACACGTTTCTTTACCGCTACGCAGACGAGGCTCATCGGTCCGTCTACGGCAAGCCGTTCACAGCGTGGGACCAAGGCTCCGCTGGAACCTGTGTCTCGTTTGGATGGGGGGTGGGCTCCTACATCGGGCAGTCTGTGTCGTGGAAGCAGGGAGAACTTCCAGCCCCACCGAAACTGGTCGCGACCGAACCGATCTATGGAGGGAGTCGCACGCTTGCTAGGCTTCCTCCCGTCACGTTCGCAGGATACAGCGACGGATCATACGGTGCTGCCGCTGCCAGATGGGTGGCTGGCCGATGCAAAGACAAGGAAGTCGGAGGCATCCTGTATCGGGAGGTCATTGGCAAGTACGACCTGACCCGCTACTCGATTGAACGCTCCCGTGAATGGGGAGCGAACGGGCCACCGCGAGAGATCGCAACCGCTGCATCCAACCATCGTGCGCTCGCCGTGGCACAGGTTTCGACGTGGGACGAGTTGGTTGCTGCGATCACGTCAGGGTATTGCGTCCCGATCTGCTCAGACGTTGGATTCGCCGCCACGAAAACTCGAGACAAGGATGGCTTCCTTCCTCGCGGCGGCAACTGGTCTCACTGTATGTGCTGCATCTCAATTCGCTTCGCGGACGGTCCCGGGAAGCGTGACGGAGTTCTGATCCTCAACTCGTGGAACACCACATGGGTGAACGGGCCGAAGTGGCCCGCTGATCAGCCTGACGGTTCGTTCTGGTGTTCGCGGGCTGATATCGAAGCGATTCTTCGTCAGGGCGATTCGTTCGCGATTGGTGGCGTGTCTGGATTCCCTTGGCGAAAACTGGAGCATCGAGAATGGATGTCGCCGTCTCCGCAGGCGTCGAGCCGCGAGTCAACGATCAACCACGCGCTCGCACTGTGACGCGTAACACGTTCGTCGCCGCGTGCCTTGCGTGCCTTGTCGCAGGGTACTTGGTTGCGTGCGCTCCCGGCTTCGATCCGCTCAATCCGTTCGTGCCGAAGCACGACCGACCTGTGCTGCGTTTCCTGCAACGGATGGCGAAACTCGGTTTGTGGGTTGCGGTGTTCGCTGACCCGCCTCCTGTGCAGGAGCGGGTCTATCGCGGTCAAGGAAATATCTGTCACTCGGAGGGCTGGTGAAATGATTAGCGTGATCGTCTGGTTGGTGTTTGGCTGGATCGCTGGCTCGGTCGCTGAGTGGCTGTGGCCTCCCGCTGCACCGCGTTCCAAGTTCGTGACGATTGGCATCGGCGTCGCTGGCTCGGTCGCTGGCGGACTTGTGGGGTCTGTTATCACTGGAAGCAACTACGCTCCCGGTGGTTTGATCCTGAGCGTCGCCGGGGCGTTGCTCTGTATGTTCGTCTGGAAGAAATACAACGAGGCCAGCGTATGATCGCCCTGTTCTGGAAGTGGGTCGTGTCGCTGCTGGTGTGGCTTTCTGCTGACTCAAGTGCCATCAAAGCCGAGCCTGCTCGATGTGCCGCTGCGGTTGCTGCTGCAAGGGCAAGCATGGTGGGTGCGGATGCTGTTCGTGTGGGCGTGGAGGCAGTACCGACGCCGCAGTTCGACGCCCACGCGGAGAAGTGCAAGCGGTGCTACAACCGCAACCCCAACGGGCCGGGGCTGTGCGATGAAGGGTTCCGCCTGCTGCAAGAAGACTTGAAAGCCAACCAGAAGAAGTAAGGCGTCCATGCCACAGTCACCACGCCTCCTAAGGCCTAGACAGACGATTCACCCCGAGGCTGCGGCGTGGGCGGCTCGCGTTGTTGCCAACGGATCGTCAGTGAGCGGCCTTACGTTGTCCGCTGTGGATAAGTTTTGCAAGGCCATCGCATCGGCAGGCATCCGCGACCGCTTCTATCGGCTCAACTTGTTCTGCGGCACGGGACTCAACGCTGCACTGGTGCCGCTCTATCGGGGACCGTCGCTAGGCGGGACGCAGTACGGCGGGGCGACCGATACGAATCTCGGCTCTCCGGCGTTCCTCGCCGGTGACTACAACGAGATGGGGACAAGCGGCGGATTGCTAGGCAACGGATCAAGCAAGTACCTAAACACCGCTTTCAACGTCGATCAACTTCCCGGTGCTGCCAACTGCCACCTATCGTCGTTCATCACTGGCACGCAGGATATTGCGTCGGCAAGAACTCTACTCGGCGTGCTGTTTAACGGCGTGACGGATCGCTATCGCCTGTTCCTTCAGTTGTTTGGCTCCACTGCACCCAACTACGGAATACAGACTGAACTTGGCAAGGCAAACAGCGCGTTTGCGAATAACCGTACCAACACAAACGGCGGATTGATTCTGGCAAGCCGTACAAGTACGACGCTCCTGACCCTGTACGACGATGCTGTGTCTATCGGCACAAGCGAAGTTAACACTGCCGAAACTACTGGCGCGAGTCCCTTCTTCGTCTTCGCGCGCAACGGGCCGGTCGAATACTACAAC